TTCAAAGAGACTGACGTTAAAGTTCTGCTCTTGTAGGACTGCATTACCAGATGTCAATACAATATCAGCACGTCCATCTGTGGTACCGTTGTAGTAGACAGCACGTACATCAGCAAACGTATTTGCAGTCATGTTGATATCATACAAGTACATGTTATATGTTGCTGCAGGATCACCTTTGCTTCCAGCAACATACTCAAGAGCTCTTACCCTCGCGGTACCAATTTCGTTACCAACTACAGTAGAAGAGAAGTCCCCGTTAGCAATCGCATTTTGTTCTTCATCTCTAAGTGATACGGTATCGTGAGAGTTAAAGTCCCACTGACCTACAACGTTCTTTACTACAACATAGTTACCGTAGTTAGAGGTTACTGAACCAGCGTTGACATCTGTAAAGTCAATACCCTTGTCGACAACAACATGCTGTGTTGTGAGGTTATCTCTCTCGTATCCAAACACATACGCTTGGCCTGGTTTAACATCGACAGACAGTTGTGAGGTATTACCACCTTGGCCAGCTGTAAACACTCCGTTGTTGTTACCAGTGTTTAGATGTTCACGCAGTTTGAGATTAAGACCATCTACAATGTAATGACCAGACTCAGAGAATGTTCTTCTTGCAATGTAATCGTTGATCTGTGAGTATACAGGCTTATCAGACTTACGTTCTACGTTACCGTTTCTGATACGTACAATCTCAATGAAATCTGTATCGTCTTCTGAATCGATGTCCTTAACCGTAAGTACAGGATCTAGTTTCAGTCTGTTCGCACCTGGAGCAGTGAAGTTAAATGAACCCTGTGCTGGATCGAGAAGGGTTGTGTCGTTAGTAGAAGAGATAATTTCTTCGTTGACAACATATCCTACTCTCTTTGATGTATTTGCAGAGTAGTTGCCTACAACGACAGTTTGCTCATCACATCTAATGAAGTGATCTTTCGCAAAGATTACACCCGGGCCAAGACGAAGGATCGATCCATCACCTGTAGATGCTGCCGATGTAATTACGTTAGCAGTTCTTCCATTGCCTGCAGTCAACTGCTCACCATTAGCAAACGTAGACTGTGTTCCATCTGTTGACAATGAAGTGTATGTGAGATAGAGTGTATTCTTTACTGTACCACCTTGAGTACCAGAGGTGACAGTAATAACGTTTGCTGAGACACCAGATGGATTCGTTACCTGTGTGTTAGCAAATGTAGAAACAGTGATTGTGTTTCCGTTGAAATCTTGGTCGAGTAGCTGTACGTAAGGAGTGTTCTTATCATAGAACAATTCAATCCCACGTACGACAGAACCTTCTTGGAAGACGTGCTCACCAAATCTATCAATCTGGTTTTGAAGAATAGTTTGAAGCTGAGTTAGTTCTCGAGCTTGAACTGCAAGACCAGGTCTAAAAAGAATTCTGTGAAAATTTTTCGACTCATCAAAATCATCGTAATATGGATCGATGTTAAAGTTAGTCGAAAGTGATACTGTATTACTTACAGCCATTGATTACTCCAGTTAGAACCTAATCACAAGTTTAATGTCTTCAGTTTGGTCGATTGCTCTCTGAACCTTGACAAGATTATCAATATACAAAATTTCACCAGAGAATGGTGTGATTTCGTTACCAGTTATTCCTGCCGTGTCAGCTGTGATTCCACTTTGGTTGGCAGTAATAGTTTCAGTGTTTGTAAATGTTCCTTCTACTTCTGTCAACGAAAGAACACCTTGGGAGCCGGTAGCATTAGTATTCGCAAAGACAACTACTCGTCCTGAAGCACCGGACAAGCCACCTGAGACTCTTTCGTCTTCTGTGAATGAACCTGTCTTACCAGTTAAAGTTAATCTTGTAGTCATATTTAGCGTGGTAGTGTTAGCAATTGTACCGTTCGCTAGTAATGGATCCTTGAGAATACCAATAGTACGGAAGTCAGCGTTCGCGAGGTTTGTAACATCTGTTGGTGACAGTCTAACGTTCAGCATCACATTGTGACCACCAAGCTCATACAATGGAGCAGACCCATGTCCTCCATAAGGAGCAAGATATGTTTGAGCTGTTGCACCTGATCCAACGTTAGCGGTGATTACAGTGTTTGCTTTTGAATAGTTAAGACCAGATGATACAATTGTCACGTTTGCAATTGATCCATTGGCAGCTACGTTTGTATAAGCAAGTGCACCTGTTCCATCACCTGACACCGTTGCCTTAGGTGTAATCAAATACGTTGATGAGGTGTTTGGTGTTACAGAGAACGCTGTGTTAACAGTTAGGGTTCTTGATGCACCCGCGTAGTTTACAATCTCACGAATCTGACCAGCACCTCTACCAGCAGAGATAAAGATCGTTGAACCAGTATAAATGCCTGATGTCGAGTTTGCACCTGTATTAGCAACCAAGACTGAAGAGTTAGTTACACCAGCAAATGTCGATGAATTGTTGATGTAGCTTGAACCAATAGTACCTACATCGATAGTTCCAATTGCACCATTAGCAGCTGAAGTCTGTACTGTAAACTGAGCCGAACCATCATCGGTCAACAGTTCCTTGACAGGAATAAAGTTATCATTAACAAACTTTACCTGATCAGCACCAGAGACTGTATACATGTATTTCCACAAGTATCCATCTGATGTCTTGAAGTTTGTATCTGTGACTGTTGCTGTGGGCTTGACTGTTGATTGTGCACCCTGGTTGTTGAAGATGCACTTGTATACGTTGAACCCATCTGTGATTACATAAAAGTTGTTTGCATACAGGCTGCTGTCTTTGTTTTGATACTCGTGATAGACTGTTCCTGATTCCCAGTTGATTCTCGGAATAACAAACTGGATGTCAGACTGTGAGATCTTCTTAGCAGCAAACATGTTACGATACACATCGTACTCTGAATACTGAACTGTATCTACTGGAGTAGGAGGAGTGTTTGCATTTGGCCATTCTTTTTCTCGGCCAATGAACAAATACATTTTTGTATCTTGCGATTCACTAAATGCTTCTTTAAACTGTTGAGCATTATGAATTCGAAAACTTTTAGTAATCGTAGCGGGCATTAGATAGCACCTGTATCTTTAATAACAACGTTAGCTTCAAAGTTAGTATTCGCACTTGAATACAATTGGTAATTGTTTCCAGATCCTGAAATGTCATGAGGAATCTGCCAATACAATACACCAGAACCCATATTAGAGACTACAAACCCAGTCTGACCATTCGCCTGTACGTTGTAAGTGACAGCAGCTCCGTAGTTAGGAACAGTGTTTGAGAAAGCTGTTGCAACAAATGGAGAAGCATTGGCTACCTGTACTCTATCATTGACTTGGGTCAGAGTAGCATACTGCGCAGCTGCATTCGCTACCTGTAAACGATCATTGATCAACGATACAGTTGCTGTATTCTGAGCAAACGTTGAATGGAGATCGGTATTTGATGGATACGTAGCTACAAGATAAGTGTTTGATGGATAGGTAGCAGACAAGTAAGTGTTAGATGGAGTTGCCGCTGTGTTAATTGTCAACGTCGAACCATCAGTAGACAACGCGTTGAGCATGATAGAGAAGTTATTGTTGAACAGCTGTCCACCTTCTCTAAGCGTACTACCTGAGTTATCGTTTGGTGATGAACCTACGTTAATGTATCTGATTGCCATTAGACCGTCTCGTCAAATGTGTTAGTTGTGCTATCCCAGTACCCACCTGTTGAGTCAAATGTTACGACATTAGAACTCAGCTCATCGATTGTAGATGTAATTACAACTGGATCGGTAGTAGCTCGTACGTTGATTGTATTATTTATTTGATATTCACCAAATAGTTTAACACCAGCAGGATGCAATACGTTAGTTACAACCTTTCTATACGTATCAATGAATTGCTTACTCTTGATTACGTATGAATATTCCTGGTAGAAGAAGTTATCCTGAAGAACGTTGTCCCCAGATAAGAAGCCTCGTGTATCAGTGTATCGACCAGGCTTATCAATTACTCCTGTGACAACTGGATTACCTTTTCCGTTGGTAGCCGACCGAGTAGTGTTGGTAATGTCTGCAAGATC